CAGATATAGTCGTTGTTGCCATTCTTGAGCTTGCGCAGGGCCTTGACCGTCGCATCGTTCATAATGAACACGGAGTTGCGGCGATAGGGAGCGCGGAGCGAATAGAACAGATCCATCACCTCGTCCATGGTGATAGCCGTTGCGCTGGCAGCGGTCACGCCGGTCTGAGCGCCGCCCGTGGCGTTGAGGATGCCGGTGGGCTTGCCAGTACCGTTGCCGGTGAAGAAAGCCTCCTCCTCGGCAGCACCGATGCGACGGGCAAACTCGCGGGCGATGTAGGCAGGCACGTCAAAGACGCTGTCATTGAGCAGTTCCTCGGACACCTTAATCATGGTCGCCAGCTTGTACGCGCCGATGGACACCTGACCAAAGGCGTCGTCGCTTTCGGGATACTGGCTCTCCTCGTCGATCCATGCGGCGGTGCCGTGAGAGGCCACGACGGGAATCTTGCGCTCGCCGGAGCTGGTAGTGATGACATGGGCGAGCTGGCGGAAGATGTTCTGCTCCTGCAGCGCGTCGATCAGGGTACGCTGGTACTCGTCCGGTACCAGATAGCCGCCCTCGCTGTCGGTGCCGACCTGCAGAGCGTTATAGATGGTGTGGTCAACGGACTTGTTGCGCATGGCAGTCCAGAAGGCGGAGCGGTATTCGTCGGTGGCGATGCCGGTCTTGTCCTTGCTGGTGGGCTTCTGCGGCTTCTCGGTCAAGGGCTGGCTGGTAGCCTTGCCCAGCTCATTGTCGATCTCCATCTGACGCTCCAGACGTTCGATCTCCTTGCCGAGATTGACAACATCCGCCTCCATGCGGTCATAAATAGCGGAATCCTCGGCGCTCATCAGGCCATCATTGCCGCGCTTGGCATCGAGGAAATTTTTGGCGGCGTCCCACGCCTTGGCGCGCTTCTGGCGCAGTTCGAGAATCTGATTCATACAGTACCTCCTTAATACTTCAAAAGTGCCAGCCTCTTTTCGAGGTCTGACACTTTCACTTTGGGTTGTTCGGGTTCAGGGGTAGGTTCCGGGAGGCGGGCTTTCAGCTTGTCCAGCAGGCAATTCGTGACAGCCCTGCGGGAGAAGGTGAAGCTATCCTCCGGGACAGCAGGTGCGGCTTCGGGTTGAAACATAATTTCATCACAGAAGCCCAGCTCTATGGCCTTCTTGGCGTTCATCCACGTTTCGGCGTCCATGAGGTGCGAGAGCCGGGCGCGGGAAAGCCCGGTCTTGATCTCATAGGCGTTGAGAATGGATTCCTTCACCTCGTCCAGAAGCTGGATCGCCTTGCGCATTTCCTCGCTGTCGCCCATCGCCACGGTGAGCGGGTTGTGGATCATCATGAGCGAAACCGGGGACATTTGCACACGGGTTCCGGCCATAGCAATGACGGAGGCGGCGGAGGCCGCAATGCCGTCGATCTTCACGGTCACGTCGCCGGGGTAATCCATGAGCATGTTGTAGATTTGGGCCGCAGCCACGCAATCGCCGCCCGGCGAGTTGATCCAGATGGTGACGGGGCCTTTCCCGGCGAACAGGTCAGCCTTGAAGGCGGCGGGCGTCACGTCATCGTCGAACCAGCTCTCCTCGGCAATCGCGCCTTCAAGGTAGAGCGTCCGGGCGTCGGGAGTAGTCTCATCACGCGCCCAATTCCAGAATTTCTTCACTTGGGTTCCTCCTTTTTCGGTTCAGGCTGGACGCCTGCAAATAGCCCGGCGTCCTCCAGTTTGGTCATGTTGCCGTTGATCAGGTACAGGTCGCCGCCCAATTCTGCCGGGATGTGGTCGAGGTTTTCCAGCTCGCGGATGTCATTGGTGGACATCCAGCCATTTTGGCGGGCCACAGCGTATCCGTTCATGCGGGATTGATAATCGCCGCGAAGCAAGCCCTCCACGTTGAATCGGGCAAAATAGCGGGGCTTTTCGGATGGCAGCAGCAGCGAGCGATGGATGGCCTGCTCCCACCGGCTGATCCACGGGGAGAGCGAATACTTCACGAATTCCAGCGACTGCTGCTCGATGTTCGAGAAGGACGATTTATCGAGGTCGCCGACCATGTGCGGCGGCACACGGAAAATGCGGGCGATTTCATCAATCTGGAATTTGCGGGTTTCAAGGAATTGCGCCTGCTCCGGGCTGATGGTGATGGCCTTATAGGTCATGCCTTCCTCCAGCACGGCGATGCGGTGTGCATTCTTGCTGCCCTGATAGATTGCGTTCCACGAATCGCGGACGCGCTTGGGGTCTTTGACCACATTTGGATGCTCCAAGACGCCGCCCGGCTGTGCGCCGTTCTGATAGAAAGACGCGCCGTATTCATCGCAGGCGAGGCCCATGCCGATGGCCTGCTTTGCCATGGCGATGGGACTATAACCGACAAGGCCGTCAAAGCCGAGGCCGGGAACGTGGAATACTTCGTCCGGGGACAGGATCACCGAGGTTTTCTTGCCGAGGGTATTGGCGTCCGAGTCGGCGCGGGTGTATTCGTAATACAGGCGGCCACGGGCGTCCCGATCCACAGCCATGCGGTCAGGCATGAGCGGATACAGCGCAATGACCTCGCCGCGCCCGTTGCGCACGATCTGCGCGTAAGCATTGCCCCACAGGAGCAGATGGGTCATCAGCGTTTCGCGGAAGGAGAAGGCAGACATCTCCGGGTTCGGCTCGTCGTGGAGAAGCACATACAGCGGGTGCTGGAGAGCTTTCTCCTTGCCGCCGGTATCGGTGTACCGATAGAAGTGCAGCGGGAGCGAGGCCACGGCTTCGGACAGGATGCGGACGCAGGCGTATACCGCCGACATCTGCATGGCCGAGCGTTCGTTGACCGCCTTGCCCGCCACGGTAGAGCCGAACACGAAAGAATAGCCGCTGCCGTTCAGGCTGTCCGCAGGCTTGTCCCGCGCTTTGAACAGCTTTGAAAATACGCTCATGAAAAATCCTCCAATCTATGCTGCGAGGTTGACATGGTAAAGAAATTCGGGTATAATTTTGTTATGAAGGGAGGGATTCGATGCCTACGATCAAATCCAGCGCAGATCTGCGCAACGGTTACAATGAGATTTCCAACTTCTGCCACGCTTATGCGGAGCCGGTGTTTATCACAAAAAACGGCAAAGGCGACCTCGCTGTCATGAGCATTGAGGTGTATGAGCAGCTTATGGGACGCTTTGAGCTGTACGGGAAATTGCAGGAGGGCTTGAATGATGTGAGCCGTGGCAATACCCGTCCGTTTACAGAGGCCATGAGCGATATAAGGAGCCGCAGAAGAAGATGAATTACGAAATTCATATCACCGGCGCAGCTGAGAATGATCTGAATGAAGCGGTGGACTATATTGACCAAGCGCTCATGAATCCCGATGCCGCTGACCGCCTGCTGGATTTGGCAACGGAGAAGATTTCTTCGCTGACGCAATATCCAGAGCGCAATGTGCTGGTGGACGACCCGGTGCTCAAGGCGTGGGGCATTCGCTTCGTTCAGGTAAACAACTATCTGGCGTTCTATACCTTATCCGAAGAAGAAAAACGGGTGTACATCGTGCGCTTTCTGTATGGAAAGCGAAATTGGGTCAGCATACTCAAACAAGGAATCATCTTGGAGTAATTCCTCCGCCTGCTCGAAAGGGCAGGCTTTTTATATGAACAGCAACCCGCGCTCGTCATACACAGAAGCGCCGTCGCCCTCATGCCGGATCGCACGATCCAGAGCCATGATGGTTGCGACAGCGCCGTCTATTTTCTCGGTGGATTTTTCTTTGTCGGCCTTGATATTGCCAGCCGGGTCGGAGCGGATGGTCACGTTGTCCACCATCCAGCGAAGAACAGGATGGCCGCCGTGGGCGATTTTGCCCTCCAGCACCAGCTTCATCAATTCCTTCGTCGGCGGGGACATATCCTTATAGCCCTGCCCGAAGGGAACGACGGTGAAGCCGAGGCCCTCAAGGTTCTGCGTCATCTGAACCGCGCCCCAGCGGTCAAAGGCAATCTCCCGGATGTTGTATTTCGTACCCAGCTCCTCAATGAATTCCTCAATATAGCCGTAGTGAATCACATTGCCCTCGGTGGTGAATACGAGGCCCTGCTTGGCCCACACATCATACGGCACATGGTCACGCCGGACACGCAGCCCGATAGATTCCTCCGGGAGCCAGAAGAACGGCAGGATTTCATACTTGCCGTCATCGTCGCCGGGCGTCGGCGGGAACACCAGCACAAAGGCCGTGATGTCGGTGGTGCTGGAAAGGTCGAGGCCGCCGTAGCATACCCGCCCGCGCAGGCGTTCGGGATCAACGGCAAAAGCGCAGGCGTCCCACTTGTCCATGGGCATCCAGCGGGTGTTGGAGCTTGTCCATTGGCACAGATGGAATTGCCGAAACTGCATTTCCTCGGCGGGGTTTTGCTTCGCGCTCTCGCAGGCGGCCCGGTAATAATCCACGTCCACGGTCTTGCCCAGAGACGGGTTGACCGCCTTCCAGACCTCCGGGTCTGTCCAATCCGCCTCCATGGGTGTGGAATAGACCACCGGGTAAAAGGTCGGGTCGGTCTTGCGGCCCTCCAGAATGTCCATCGCCTTGGCGTGTACCTCGTAGCAAATGGAGTTCTTGTCGCTGCCAGCGGTAGTGATAACGAAATTCAAGGGCTGCTTTCGGGCCGCGCCAGAGCCCTTGGTCATTACGTCGTAGAGCTTGCGGTTTTGCTGGCCCAGCAGCTCGTCGAAAATGCAGGCGTGGACGTTGTAGCCATACTTGGAGGCGACTTCCGAGGAGAGAGCCTGATAGATGGAACGGGTCGGCAGATACACAAGGCGCTTCTGGCTCTCCACGATCTTGATGCGCTTGAGGAGGGCCGGGCATTGAAGCACCATGTCCTTGGCGACGTCGAATACGATGCTGGCCTGCTGGCGGTCATTGGCGCAGCCGTAGATTTCCGCGCCTTCCTCGCCGTCGCCCGCGAGCATATACAGCGCGATGGCGGCGGCCAGCTCCGACTTGCCTGCCTTCTTGCAGATTTCAACGAAGGCGGTGGTAAACTGCCGGTAGCCGTTGGCCTTAATGGTGCCGAAGATGTCGCGCACAATTTTCTCCTGCCAGTCGAACAGCAGGAAGGGTTGGCCCGCCCACACGCCCTTGGTATGTTTGAGGGATTGGATGAAATTGACCGCGTGATCCGCCCGCTCCTTATCGTAATGGGACGTGGGCAGC